ATTAGTTGAACTAGATACATACCATAAGTCATCGTGCATACTTGAATAAGGAGCAGGACTACTTTGAATTGTTATTGCCATTATTTATTTCTTTACCTATTTGTCTAATTTTAATTTGAATATCTTTTCCTAATGCAGCCTCCATTACCTCATAGAAGTTTTGACCAAATACTTGCTTTTGCGCATTGTCAAAATAATGTGTTGACCTAATACCTTTTCTATGTATAGACCTAGCTACAATATAAGCTAATGACTTTTTAGTGTCTATTGCTTTTAATTCTACTCCTAGTTTACTATATTTTTTTACTGCAGTTACTTTTAATTTATTATATCCTAACCATCCCTGTACTGCTGATATTGGAATACTCTTTTTAGATGGGTTAAATTTATAAGGTGTCTTTGAATCTGCCTTTATATTTTTAGTTCCCTTTACCCCTTGATTTATAAAATCCCAATACTTTGAAGCCTTTTCTGATTTAGGATATCCTAATGATAAAGTATAGCTTGTGCCAAACTTTGTTAATACTAATCGTATATCATTAATAGCACCTGAAGCAATAGACCCATTTGCCCTTAGGTTTTTTTGAGCAGTTAAAATAAAATCTGCACCAAAGTCTTTAAGCAATCTTTCAGCAACAGGCAAACTATTAGCCTTCATAGGTTGTTCCCCTATGGTATTTAAAAAGCCTTCTCCTAATGCTAATGCTTGTGCTTTGCTTATGCTCATACTAATAAATAGTATAATGGGCTTAAAATAACTATCCCCACCTTTGCGGGATGGGGACGTTAACCAAAAATCCAAACTATGAAAACTATCTAATCTTTTTTATCTGCTCATTATCGTAATCTGTCTTAGCTTTTAGATATGCTAATATGTTTAAACATTCTATTGTACTTAGTTCATATGCTTCGCTAACTGTACAATTTTCGTACTCGGCAATAAGTTTGGTGCTATATTGCCATCCAAAATACTGCATAAATTTTGAACCACCTCTTTCGCCTGTGCTTCCTGCATCCCTGCTTCCACCATCTTCTTCTCCAAATAACCCTTTGAAACTTCTATCCAATTTCTGTATACTTGATAAAAAAAAACCAACGAATGATACACATCTACGAACTTTGCAGTCAACATATCATTTGCGTATTCCTCGTGCCTACTTGCATCGTACTTCTCATTAAACCAAATACCAAACTTTCTTTTTTGTGGTATTACCATTGTAGCTGCTAACTTATGCAGGTTACCGTATAAGTCCTCACTAAATACTTTGCTTTCTATATACCTTGCAAATGGCATCTTGCTAATATCATAGTTAATCTTGTATCTCTTACTATTGGATATGCTTATATGCTTCTTAAGAGTGCCTTCTATCGGTTCATTTAAGAAAGCTATGGTTTTACTCAACTTCTTATATTCATCCAAAGGAAGGCTATCTATTTGCATTTCAGTCATATTGTTGACTATCCCTACCAATTTCACTTCTAGGTCTAAATCAGTTGCATCCTTATCCTTTGTATTTAAAGCATTGTATATCTGTTGGTATTGCCATACATTTATTTTATCCCACATAGATTATTGATTTAGGTAAAGATACTGCAATTAAATTAAAAAACCACCCCAAGTCCGAGTAATTACTATTTTGGTTTAAAATGTTAATTTCTTGAGGTGGTATATGTTCTTAAATGTTTTGGAATATCGCAACTACTAAGAATGCGAATATAAGAATAATAACGGCTTGTGTGTTTTTGTTTTTCATAATAAATGTGCGTTGTTCAGTCGCACCCCTGACTTCTTGATGGGTTAGTTAGCTATTTGTATATTTATTAAATCTAATTGTTCTTCTGTAAAACTAGCATATCTATAATCTGCATTTATAACAAAAAAATGAAATAAACCCATATATTTATAATCATAACTATATCTTATACCATTATTATCTACATAAGATTTGATTTGACTAAATCTGTATTTTGAACGTATATTTTTAGTTTTTGCCATAATGTTGGTTTTTTGGTTTGTTTGATAAATCAAAGATAGTGTAAGATATATACACATTCCAAACATTTTGTCAACTATTTTTAAACTTTATGATGAACGGCAAATAAAGCTGATGAACGGTAATTACATCATAGAATACCTTCCTGACCCCCTTCTAATGCTAAAGTTAGACCACGCTAAAGCCAATGCCATAACGCAGTCATCGTGAAATCCTGATGGTGCAGAGTACTTAACCCCATTAGCAGTAAACTGATATTCAAAGACTTGTAGTTCATTTGTGATTGCGCCTTCAGGGAATCCTATCTTACCCTGTTGTATAGCAGTTGCAAGACCTTCCATAAGTTGCTGCTTACTAGAACTCGTAAACTTTAGACCTTCTATTGCAATACCTTCCCTTTGTAGGTCTTCTAGTATAGGGTCGCCTACACCTGTACTATCTACCAATATAGGGCATTTAGGCAGCCTCTTTATATTCTCCTTAGTGTTATGCCAATCCATTTGATACCTGTCAAAATAAGCCACATTGCCATTATTATCTAAGCCTATGATAACTGTATGGTCAACAGACTTTGCAAGGTCAATACCAAATGCAACTATTTGTTGGTTGCTGATTGGCTTAGTGCAGTTTATAATAAATTGATTACCAAATGGGTTTGCGCTATTCTCTGAAGGGTTAGCCATATACTCCTGCTCAAACACTACGTTTGGCAGTTGCATCCTAGCATCATCTATTTCCATTGGGTCTATGAAAGGATTATCATAACTCGTGAACTTAAAGGATGCCCAATCATTTTCACCTGCTTTCATAAACAGGCTATAAAAGTAATTCTTACCTCTAGGGGTAGATAAGAAAATTGCCTTGCCTTTGTAATCTGTTAGGGTAGGTCTAATACTATTTTGCCACCCTGATTCAAGGTCAGGTATAAATGATGCTTCATCTATTATTACTAAATGAAACTTTCTACCTCTAAGGTTATCTAATCGTTCACCGGTAAAGAATTCTATTTGTCCACCATTAGGGAAGTCTATTCTTAAATCAGACTTGTTTTTAGGCAATTCTAGGGATTCATTTAGTTTAGCAAAGAAAACCTTAGCCAATCCATATGTAGGAGTAATATAAGCAACTGAATAGCCTTTAACGGCATATGTAACAGAAAGTATCTGTGATAGTTCTGACTTACCAAATCTACGACCACACATCACCACCCTAAAACGCTTATCACATTCTAGGATTCTTTGTTGATTAATATGTGGGGTTGGTAAAAATATCTGCATTACAGAATCGTTTTGCCATCTACAAAGATAACTTCAATTTTGTTATCTGACTTAATATCCATCTGTTCTTTAGGCTTACCATATACCCTTGTAAGTAATGTATCTAAACTATACAGGCTACCTTTCTCTAATGACTTACGCATAGCTGCTGCAATAGTCTTTTCTAATATTGTAGCCTTTGGATTATCCCATACTGTTTTAAGTTCATCCATATCCATTGACATCATTACTTGTATCGTATCGTTAATTTCTGATAGCTTATATCCTTGCTCCTTCAATAGGCTTACATACTTTCTAGGTCTGCCATTTGGGTTTCTTATCTCACCCTTTTGTACAGGGATTAGATTTTGTTCATTTGCCATATCTTCTTATTTCCTTCTTTGTTATTATATTGTTATTCCGTTCTTCTTGATAATTAATGTTGAGTCAAGTTTTTTCATTCTATCTACAATTCCTTGACAATATTTTGGTTCAAATTCCATTCCATAGCATTTACGATTAAGTTGTTGAGATGCTACCATTGTAGTTCCTGAACCTAAATACAAATCTACTATTAAATCATTTTGCTTCCCCCATTTATTAAAAAACCATTCAGCTAACTTAATAGGCTTTTGTGTTGGATGAATCTTATTTCTTGCATCTGCTTCCCCACTAAACAAAGTATTATTAAATCTTGCTATTTCTCTCTTATGCTTACTTTTTGACCAACATAATTCAAATGCACTACCTATCATTTTATCAAATCGTTCTTCAACTCTTTTATCCCATACTACCCAACTACCTTCATTTTTATTTGGCAATAGTTCTGCAAAGTAATCTGCACCCCATATAAAAATATCTTTTGTATTATTAAAATGACTAAATATTGTATTGATTAATTCTTCACTAAAATCATTACTATCGCCCTTTATTTTTTCATGCTTTAATGGTTTTGCACCATTAGGCGATTCTGGCATCTTTGTATAATCAGTATCAAGATGCATTCCATAAGGAGGGTCTGTAAATACCATATCAGCCTTTTGTCCGTTCATTAGTTTTGCCACTTGGTCGCTATCTGTACTATCCCCACAAAGTAACCTGTGTTCGCCTATCTCAAATAAATCACCTAATACTATATCCGTTTCTATTCCGCCTTCAGGTGCAGCAAAGTCATCTTCTTCTGCCTCTAATACTTTTGCATCAAAGTGTGGTATATCTAATCCCCATTCAATTAACTCTTCTGCATCCCAATTATTTGCTAGGTCATCCCAATCCCATTCGCCATATCCTACATTATCTTTTACAATAAACTCTTTTTGTTTTTGCTCATCCCAATTAACTATTTGTATAGGTGCTTCTTTCCAACCTACTTCTTTCATAGCCTTTAATCTCATATTGCCACCTAATACAATCATATCTGTATTTACTACAATAGGTCTGACATTAACCATTTCAGGGAATGCCTTAATGCTTTCAACTAACTTCTTAAACTTATCATCCTTTATTATTCTAGGGTTATTTGGATTGCCTTTAATCTCGGTAATCTTTACTACTTTAATTGTTTCCATTTAGTTTTTCTTTATGTTTAGTTTTTAAGTATTCCATATGTGTTTTAGTATCGCCCATAACTAAATGACATTGCCTACATAATGCCATTAGATTTTTTATATCATCAGCCTTTTTGTCTCCCCCCATTCCCCTTGCTTCTATGTGGTGTATGTCTACCGCTTTTGTTCCACAAGATTCACAAGGGATAAAATCTTCTATGCCATAACCAAAGTAATCTAAATATAGTTTAGTGTGTTTCTTCATTCATTAATATAAAGTTCAAAGATACGAATATAAATCCTATGTTTAAACTCTTATGTAATTGTGCGAATTCATCTACTGAATATCCTAATGAAATACCTAATTGAATTGTTTCTGTTAATAGCCCTAATGATATTCTAAAGTTACCAAATTGTATACAGTATTCCATAATTAAAATTTAACTCCTCTTGATTTTGGTAATGCATTTACTTGTTCTATTACATCAGGATTATTGTCTGTATGTATTTCAATACCTAAAGATTTTACCTTCTCTACCTTAGCTTTGTTAGAACCTGTGGCAAATACTCTATCTGCAGGAATACCTAAATCTTTTGCAATATCTAACATAGATTCTTTATCACCTCTAGCTGAAATAACATAAACTACATTACCTGCTGCAATATCCCTCTTTGCTTTTTCTTTACCTGCATCTGTACTTAATACACCATCGTAATCATAACTAACCTTTTTAGCTGCATAATTACCACCTGCTAAAATAGCTGCCCATACTTCAGCAGCCTTTTCGTGTGTGTCATAAACGCAACCACCTGTACCTATTCTGTACTTACCATTGCTACATTTAATTATTGGCATTGCCTATCAATTTATTATAAATAGCAAATCTCTTGTTATTTATAGTGTGCAGGTTAAAGTTCGTATTGCAGTAATCAAATAGCTTCTGTCCGTATTCTATCCTAGCTGCTTCATCAAAGGTCAATAGCTTAATCCATTTGTACCAATCCTGTTGATTGTTTACATAGCAGACAGGCATATCTTTATAAGGGTGTACGTTGCTAACTATGGCAGGGTTCTTCTTTGCTGCAGTCTCTAATACCTTTAGGTTTGATTTCATAGAACCAAATTTATTTTCTACCAAAGGGATTATACTTATGTCTGAATCAGCATAAGCACCCATATAATTACTTACATCTGCATAGTCATAAATAGTAGGATTAAGTTTTAATCCATTAGTGAACACCCCAATCATTCTGTCCCATAAATGTTTCTCCCCTAGATTATAACCTGCAATGACTGTTCTTACAGGGAAATTTATCTTCTTCATTGGATTCCTAAGTATATCTAAGTCAGGAACGTGAGTACCTGAACCTGCCCAAAACAATCTAACTAACTCTGATTCTACTTTATTATCTTGGAACTGTTCTTCCCCATAAGGTAATGCATTAGGGATTATTTCTACATTAGTATTGTACTTGTATATTTCTTCAGCAAGTCTTTCGTGTGTACAGGTGCAAAGGTCTGCAACCTTCATATACTCTGTAATGATTTCTGCTATATTGCTTTCTCTATATCTTTGTGCTAGAACGTGTGATGGTGGTAATATCCAATAATCATCATTATCTACTATAAGTTTAAAGTCATATTTCAATTTCATTTGAACTAATAGCTTTGCATCTGTTGCAGCTAAAAACCTATTAAATATTACTATATCATAGTTATTATCAAATACCACTTCATTAATTGTATCTGTAATCATACAATAATCCTTTTGCATATTGACTAAAGGCATCATTATTCTATGATAGCCAACCCCACTAAACTTTGTTGTTATTGCTAGTATTCTCATAATGGGATATAATATGCTTTAGTTCCGTTTGAGTATTCAGATACGTTTTGGTTATGTAAATCCCAAGTCTTTTTTACTAAGTCCATCTTATTGTATCCATAAGTATCAATACCATTTTGTTCAATATGTGTAGCTTTTATATTTGGTATGTACTTTGTATGTAATCCTGATGCTCTACACCTAGTACAGTAGTCTAAGTCTATTGCTCCGTATGGGTCTAATTCTTGATTAAATGCTCCAACTCTTTTTATTGCTTCTGCACTAATAGTAAAGTTACCAATCAAGTCTAATGAATCACCGTTAAATCCTCCTAATGGAATTGAACAAATACCTATACTTGTATCCTTCATATAGTCATTCCTAATCTGCAACCAATTATCAGGCTCTTGAATATCATTACCCATAATCGTTACAAAGTCAAAATTATTTAACTGCATCAATCCTTTGTTAATAGCCTTAGATATACCTGTCTCATCTACAATGCTTATTAAGTCTATATGCTTACATGCATTTTTAATGTTATGAAACAAAGTATCAATGTTTCTATTTTGATAGTTTAGATATATTACTGCGTTCATCGTGGCTTATTTTCTCCTAATTTTCTTGCAGGTACTCCTGCGTATTTTGTAAACTGTTCTGATTCCCCTTTAAAGAATGCACTTGCTCCAATCATACAACCTTCTAATACAACTGAC